CGGCTGCCTCGGCGGCTTCAGAGCTGACACAGTTGCTGCAAAAGATGACGGGCGATATCGCAAATCTAGAGCAAGCGATGGAACAGCTTAAGGCGAAGCAAGACCAAATAGCCAGCGACAATGCGAAAGCCATTGAGCAGCTCAAGACGAAGCAGGAAGACATGGTGCGCCTGCTCGCCAAGGTTTCCGAGCAAAGCGCGTTGCCCAAGACGTCTCCGCCTTCGGCAAGACCGACCCAGTCGCCGCAAGCCAGAATGCAGCCGCAGGCGCCACCGCCACGCCGGCAGTACCCACCGCGGTGGCAGTATCCATCGCGGTGGCAGTACTACGACGACGAATGGTAATCGCAGTAAACGTAGCGATCGTTGAAGTCTGCCTACTGAGACAGTACTTTCCGAAAGGCACCGACTTGTCGGTGCACTCGCAAGCCTATCTGAACAAAGTGGCTCGTCAGCTGAGCGGCGAGCTTGAACGAATATGGCCTGGTTTTTCCGATCCTTGTTGATGCACAGCGCCGGGTCATAGCAGGTTGGGGCTTGGTAGCGGCGGCCCAGCAAATAGGCCTCGTTGAGGTCCCCACCGTCACAATTTCAGATCTCACCGAGGTCCAACTTCGCAGCCTTCGGCTTGCACTGAATCGCCTGTGCGAAGACGCCAGTTGGGACGATCAAGCGCTTCGGCTCGAATTTTCCGACCTCATCACTCTCGACCCGCAAGTCGACCTGCAAATGACAGGCTTCGCAATGGGGCAAATCGACTCGCTGCTGTCGTCAGCCGAGGACGAGGAAGACGACCTGCCGGAGATGCACGCGGACCCGATCACGAAGCCCGGCGACATGTGGATCTTGGGTGAGCAGCGAGTCTTCTGCGCTGATGCAACGCAGGCCGGAAGCTTTGTCCGTCTGCTCAAGGACGAGCAGGCTCAGACAGTGTTTGCCGACCCTCCCTATAACGTGCCCATCAATGGGAACGTGTCTGGTCTCGGCAGGGTAACGCACGGCGAGTTTGCGATGGCCTCGGGCGAAATGTCTGCAGACGAATTTGAGGCGTTCCTGGCAACCATTTTCACGCACCTCATTCAACACACGGCCAACGGGTCCATTCATTTCGTTTGCATAGATTGGCGTGGAATCGGGCCGCTGCTCGCTGCCGCCCGTTTAAAATACACCGAAGTGAAAAATGTCTGCGTGTGGAACAAATCCAACGCCGGCATGGGATCGCTTTATCGGTCAAAGCACGAGTTGATCGCTGTCTTAAAAAACGGTCATGCGCCCCACGTCAACAACGTCCAGCTGGGTAGGAATGGCCGAACTCGCTCCAACGTCTGGGATTATCCGAGCCAGAACACGTGGAGCAATTCGTCGAAGGGGAAGCTATTGCTCCACCCAACTGTAAAGCCAGTTGCGCTGATCGCTGATGCGATCCGTGATTGCTCAAACATGCACGACATTATCCTCGACCCGTTCGGCGGAGCCGGCACCACGCTTATCGCCGCCGAGCGAACCATGCGCCGGGCACGACTGATCGAGATCGAACCGCGGTACGTCGATGTGACGGTCCGCCGCTGGCAGCATGTGACTGGTAAGACGGCAGTACACGCGGACACCGGTGCGTCGTTCGGCTGCCATCGGACTGAGACGCTGGAGGGCATCAATGGCGGATAAATCCGATAAGGTCGGCTATGGCAGGCCTCCAGTGCACAGCCGGTTCAAACCCGGTCAATCGGGCAATCCGCGTGGACGCCCGAAAGGCACTCTGAATTTCACGACCGACCTCAAGCGCATCCTTCAGGCGCCCGTCACCTTGAACGATGGCCGCAAGACACGCCGGGTTACCACCCAGGAGGCAGCATTGCTCCGCTTGGCGGAAAAAGCCCTGAAGGGAGACCCCAGAGCTCTCGAGAAGCTGGTGTCCTTGTCGGCCACGCTCAGCACCAACAATGCGGAGTCCCCATCAAAAACTATGGCTGCTGACGATCAGGCCATTCTCGATCGATATCGGCAGTTGATCCTGAATGAGACTAATTCACCCTTTGAGACCGATGATGACGGCGAAAAATGAACGACGTTCTTTGTGCGCTGCTCAGAACCGACCTGGCATCATTCATCCATAAGGTCTTTTATACCGTGTTCCCGGGCAGCACGTACCTTCCGAACTGGCACATTGACGCGATCGTCCATCAGCTGCTCCAGGTGGAGCGCGGCCGCTGTCCCCGCCTTCTGATCAATCAGCCGCCCCGCTCTCTGAAATCTCTGTCGGTGTCTGTCGCCTATGTTGCCTGGCTGCTGGGTCACGATCCCGGCCGCCGCATTATTGTCGTCAGCTATTCCAATGACCTCGCCGCGGAGTTGCATCGGCAATTCAGAATGGTGATCGATTCAGCCTGGTACTGTGATTTGTTTCCGGGAATGCGTACAGCGAGGGACACCGGCACAGAGTTTGTCACCACGGCTGGCGGCAGTCGATACGCGACCTCGGTCGGCGGCACGTTGACGGGCCGCGGCGCCGATCTGATCATCATCGACGACCCGCTTAAAGCCGAGGAGGCGCTGTCCGAATCCGCGCGCAAGCGTGTGATTGATTGGTATAGCGGCACACTGGTTTCCCGGCTCAACGATAAAGATAAGGGTTCAATTGTTGTCGTTATGCAGCGCCTGCACGAAGATGACCTCGCAGGGTATCTTCTGGAGGCAGGCGGGTGGGAGCATCTCGACCTTCCCGCCATTGCGATCCAGGATGCCACGTTCTCGCTGGGCCGCGGCCGGTTGTACCAGCGTCGTACCGGAGAGGTGCTTCATCCGACGCGCGAAGGCAAACTCGTCCTGGACCGCATCAAGGCAGAAATCGGCAGCCTGCAGTTCTCGGCGCAATACCAGCAGCGTCCCATCCCCATCGAGGGGAATATGATCAAGAAGGATTGGTTTCGGCGATACGAAAAGGCGCCGGAGCAGCGTTCCTCCGACCACATCGTCCAGAGCTGGGATGTGGCGGTGATGACTGGGGACTCCAATGATTATTCGGTCTGCACCAGCTGGCTGATGGTCAAGAAAGATTACTACCTCCTGCATGTCTGGAGAGGCAGGCAGCAATATCCCGACCTCCGGCGTACCATGGCTAGCCTAGCCGCACGATTTAATGTGTCGGCCATTTTGATGGAAAATGCCGGTTCCAGCATCGCCATGCTGCAAGATCTCCAGCGAGACACCCCGGACCAAATGCCGCGCCCGATCGGGATCAAACCTGAAGGGAGCAAGGCCGACCGGATGGCGGCACAAAGCTTCAAGATTGAAGCTGGCCAGGTCCACCTTCCAAGGGAAGCCGACTGGCTGGACGCCTATCTCCTTGAATTACTGGCCTTCCCGCAAGGCAAACACGACGATCAAGTCGACAGCACGTCTCAGTTTCTGAAATGGACAACTGTCCATGCTATGATGAATGAGTTTGAGATTGGTGTTGTTTCAGTGAGTGCACAGCGCGATTTCTACTGAGATCGACAAATGCAAACACGGGCTTCGTCGGGAGTCGCCGGTCAGGAAGGCTCTCGCCGGTCGCATCGTTCATTGCAAAATCGCAAAAGCCCTTCGCTTCCGCGTGGCCTAGGAAGCCGCCGGACTCCGCTAGGCCAAGTTGGGCAATTCTCCGGGCCTGCTAGCCCTCTGCATCCGGTGTCGGAAAAAGCTTTGAAAGAACCACAAGATTGCTCGCGAATCATCGACAGCATCTGCGCTGCCACTGACACGAGCCCTGCGATTCGGCAGGGCGAGTGGGAGGGCGGTCCGACGAGGAGCCAGGCTGATGTGCATCCCCGTGTCTGGACGTCGGCGTCAGGCCGGAGGGCAGTAAAGCTGATCGGATGGTCGCCCAATCCTTCAAAATCGAAGCGGGACAGGTATTCCTGCCGGCGCAAGCCGAATGGCTTGATACGTTTCTACTGGAGTTATTGACTTTCCCACAGGCAAAGCATGACGATCAGGTCGACAGCATTTCTCAGTTTCTGAAATGGGCGACCAGCCGCGCGATGTACGACGATATTGACATTGGCGGATTTATCTCCGTCGGTCGCCCCGACGAATATGATTATCTGCGCAGTAGATGATGAGCGAGGCCGACTCCACCGCCGATGCTGCGATCTCGAATTTATAATAGCCCTTTTAAAGGTGGCGGCGGGGTCGACGTGATCTCATGGGGCTCAGCTTTTTGGTACTCGACTTTGTGTAGACCCCCTCGGAGCGCCGACCTTTCTAACCAGCGACAAAGTCGGCCGTACCATGGAAGGCCGCCACAAAAAATGCTTGGGTCGAGCCGATTATTGGGGATTTCGATCACAAGATGCTGCGTGCGGGCGAACAAAGCCACAAGATTGCTCAGAATTTGCTCGACTTCCGCGCCGGGCAGAGCATGTGTGGTGGCGGGTTTTGAGAGGCCACGTGCACTCCACCTCCACTCGCGGCCCACTGCTGCATGATGTGCCATCGATATTGAACAGGTTCTCGTACGTTTAAGGCCTCGGTTCTCCTGCTCGCCCCGCAGCTCGTGGGGCTTGTGTCAGTGGCAGCACGTGATGCTGTCTTTGACATCAGGGAGAGCCAGATGGCCACTAGCAAATCAAAATCGAGAGTAGCAAAGCGTGGCACCAAACGGCCTGGAACCATGAGGGCTTCGGGGAAGCGAAGCGCGACCCGGTCGCCAGCCGCATCCAAGGCAGCCGCGCCCAAAAAGTCAGCGGTTAAGCCGACCAGCGCGTCATCGAAGCAGGAAACTGTCCTCGGAATGCTTCGGCAGCCGAAGGGCACGACCATCGCCGCTATCATGAAGGCAACCGACTGGCAGCAGCATTCGGTGCGTGGCTTCTTTGTCGGCGTGGTCAAGAAGAAGCTCAAGCTGAATCTCGTCTCGGACAAGGTCGGCAACGAGCGAGTCTATCGGATCGCAAAACCGGGGGCGGCCTCATGACGTTGATCCCGCAACAATTGAGGGCAGCAGTCGATCCAGCGGTTGAAGCCGAGCTGGATCGGCTGCCGACGACGGCGATCGCAGACCTGCGGAAACGGTACCGTGAGCTGTTCCGGACCGATCCGCCCAAAGCATTCGGTCCGGATCTGCTCAGACGCAGTATCGCGCACCGGATTCAGGAGAGGGCCTATGGCGGTCTACCTGCTTCGACGAGACGCCTGCTACATGAATTGGTGAAGGCCGCGATGGCAAAGCCCAACGGCCGACTCGAACTGCCCCGGCGGATCAAGCCGGGCTCCGAACTGGTGCGGACATGGAAGGGTAAGACCTATCGCGTCATGGTAATGGCCGATGGCTTTGCCCATAACGGCAAGACTTTTGCCAGCCTGTCCGAGATCGCCTCGGAGATCACCGGCACCAGATGGAACGGACCACGGTTCTTTGGATTGCGGCGGTCAGCGCCCGATCGGGAGGGCGCCGATGACAGGTGAAACCAAGCTTCTGCGCTGCGCCATCTACACCCGCAAATCCACTGAGCATGGCCTGGAGCTGGAGTTCAACTCGCTGGATGCCCAACGGGACGCTTGCGAAGCCTACATCAAGAGTCAGGCCTCCCAGGGCTGGAAGGCCCTTCCCCAGCACTATGACGACCCCGCCTATTCCGGCGGCAACCTCGACCGCCCAGCCCTCAAAAAGTTGCTGACCGATATCGAAGCCGGTAGGATCGACGTGGTGGTTGTGTACAAGATCGATCGCCTCACCCGATCGCTCGCCGACTTCGCCAAGTTGGTCGAGGCCTTTGATGCTAGATCGATCTCGTTCGTGGCCGTCACCCAGCAGTTCAACACGACCACGTCGATGGGGCGGCTGACTCTCAATGTGCTGTTGTCGTTTGCTCAGTTCGAGCGGGAACTGTCATCCGAGCGGGTACGGGACAAGATCGCGGCCAGCAGGCGCAAGGGCAAATGGACCGGCGGCACCGTCCCGCTCGGCTACGACGGCAAGGACAAGAAGCTCGTCATCAACAAGAGCGAGGCTGAGACCGTCCGCGCCATCTTCCGCCTCTACCTGGAAGTAAAATCCTTCAGCAAGCTGGTGGCCGAGCTCGACCGCAGGGGCATCGTCACCAAGCAGCGCAACACCAAGGTTGCCAAATACAACGGCGGTATTCCTTTCACCTACGGTCCCCTCGCCTACTTCCTCAAAAATCGCGTCTATCTTGGTGAGGTGCATCACGGCGGCAAGTGGTTCGAAGGCGAGCACGAAGCCCTCATCGATCGCGCAACCTTTGACCGGGTCCAAAAACTGCTCGTCACCAAGTCGAGTGGCCGGAAAGCAAAACGATCCGAAAGCGGCTCCCTGCTCCAAGGCAAGCTCTACGACGACCGCGGCAACCTCATGAGCCCGAGCTTTTCCAACAAGAACGGCGTGCGGTATCGCTTCTACGTCAGCTCGGCGCTGCTGCGCGGGCGGAAAGCAACAGCGGGATCGGTTCGACGCGTCCCAGCCGCAGAGATAGAGTGCGCCGTTCTTGCCGCCCTTAAAACGCATCAAGGACGGACAGGATCTGACAATGGGCCCGACCTCATTAAAATGCTTGAGCGCGTCGTCGTTGCCCGGAACCAGCTATTGGCAACGATATCTGGCCCTGGCGGCGCCACTGATGTGAACGGGACCAGCGCGCAAATAAAAATCGCCTGGTCGCCCAAAACTAGGGATACGGCAACCGTAATGGACAACGAGGATGCGCACGAGATCAAGCATAACGAAAGCTTGGTCCGATCGATCGTCCGCGCTCAGGCTTGGGTTCGGTCGCTTGAAGATGGAACGTTTGAATCTATCGAAGCGCTTGCCGAGGCGAACCGCATCCATCCAAAGCTCGTCCGCCAAGCCCTCAGGCTCGCGTTTCTCTCACCGCCCGTTGCGTCAGCAATTTTAGAGGGCAGGCAACCAGCTAGCCTGTCGTTGGCGCGCATTCCGAAGCTTCTTCCTTTGGCGTGGACAGGACATCAATCCCTGCTCATATGACTGTTCGGTTTTTTGGGAGCGCTCGTTCAGCAGTTAGTTCAGTCATTAGCAAAGTGCGCCAAGATGTTTTGCATGCTGTTCGTCGGTCTGTTGAAGAGCGTTTTGATCGTCGTGGGCTAGCCCCGCACAGTGATCCTGCGCCCGCTTGGTGGCAGGCGCAAGCAGAAGAAGTGTCAGGTTGGTGACGGTTTGGATTTATGCCGCCCGGCGCGACTTTTGTGTACCGAAGTTGCCGGCTGTGCGGTGTGCTAGTATGGCCCGATGACCACCGACCCCGACATCGAAGCCATCGATCTCGCGCTCGATGCGGAGCTTGCCGGCATGAAGCCGCAAGGCGAACGATGCGACCAGGGTGCTCGCCCGGCGCCGAGATGCATGCGGAATTTTGCGCCCGCGCTGTCGCGCATGGCGTCTCGGCGGAAGCAGCCGACGCCCTATGGTTCGAGGTCATCGCTCAGATGCTGACGCGGGTCGCGGTGGTGCATTGAGGATTTCGCCGCCCGGCTCGACGATCCCGATCACCGCGCCGGTCTTCACATCGAGCCGATTAGCACGGTGACGCTGCGCCACTAGAGCCAGCGAGCCGTTCACGCCATGCGCGATGCGCGGCTTTGCGAAAGCGCTGCTGACGTTTGTTCCAAATGTGTCTGGCGTCGGTTGGATCGGTCATGGTTCACGCTTCCATGATCGGCAGCGCATTGAACAACTGGAACGCTGTGATGGTCGCGGAATTACCAAAACGAGTGTCACGCCTTACGTGATCTGAGGAGCCAAACTGGGAGGTAATTATGCGTAAGATCATTCTCGCTTTTCTCGGGGTAGCCTTGATTGCTGGCGCAACCACAGGGGCCGCCTACTCAAAGCATCGTCATCACGTCCGTGCCGGCCACTACTATCACTACTACTATGGTGAGGCGGGCGCCTGGGGGAGCATGACCGGCTTTAATTGAGCTACGCTCGCGCCGCCTCTCAGCGCAGACTATCGCTCACAAAAGTCTCATTTTGAGATTCGTCGTGAACCGCCCGACATTTGAGCCGCATTAGGGTTGCCCGCTTTCGCCAAAAAGGAAATCGTGCACCACAATCGCCTGTTCTACTAAGTACAGACCGCGGCTGAGCGACCTTGACGCAATGCGATGCGCGCCGCCTCCTGCTAATCTTCGCAGGAGCGCATCGTTGGCCAACATTTCGTGTGCAATATAGTTGCGGTGTTCTTGTAACTCTTCCATCAAGTGGACGAAATCCTGCCGCAACCCGCTCTTGCGTAATTCCTTGACCACGCGCCCGAGGGACCAACGTTCGATCCTCTCGTCGTCGTAGCCATACTTGCTCGTAAGAATGTTCTTCAGCCCTAATTCGACAAGTTGGGCTTTGCCCATGAACATGGCAAAGCTCTCCAAAAAATTTAACCCGTCAATTCTGCGCAGTCGCCGCGCAACAATCGCGTGAACCTGTTTCCCGCTAAGCGATTTGCTATCGCCTCGCGTAATCATCACAGCCAGCCTCGCTCGTTCGAATCGGGAGCCCACAGCCTATCAGCGCGCCGCCTTTGGGCGCGATATTTCGCGCCGGGCCGATGGGTGACAGCGGGCGGCGGTGAGGCGCATGGGCGGGCCTCTTTGACCGGCCAAGATGTTTCCAGTAGCGTAAGAAACCCGCGAATTGCAGCGGTTTGCGACGACGAATGGAAGTTAAGACGCGCTTCTCGTGTCAGGCGCGGGAGGGCGACATGTCGCCCACTCTATCGAAGCACGACTCGCGGCCTGGTGGATGTTGAGACCAACCCACAACCCACCGAGGACGCCCAGCGCGAGAAGGACCAATAAGCACCACATCAGAACTTTGTTCATACCCCCCTGCCGGCTGCATCGTAACTTGTCTGTTCCGTTGCCTGCAACCGGGAGGCGCGCGTTTCAGCTCGCGCCCATCACCTTACCGCTCCCCTACCAGTACCCCACCCCTCCCCACCTGTGGGTTGACTGCCTCAAACCCAGTTAGCTTTCGAAGTGTTATCCACCCGACTCCGCTGTTCAGACTTAAATCGCTAAAGCCGCTATTTTGCCCCACGGTTATGGTTCGGCCATTTGAGCCGGATCAAGGTCGTCACAGCAGCGACGTGCTGCATATCTCTCGTGGAGGATGAGCAAGCAGCTTGTGAAAATTGGGAAGAAATTGACGCGGATCAACGCGCGAATGAAAGATTGTAGAAGCATTAAATGTGCCTCAAGACTCTTTAGGGAGTGAGGATCATGCAAATGTATGAAAGGGCGCCTGTC